GCTGCTGTGCTGCTGCGCTGCTGTTGCTGCGCTGCTGCTGTGCTGCTGTGCTGCTGTGCTGCTGTGCTGCTGTGCTGCTGTGCTGCTGTGCTGCTGCGCTGCTGCGCTGCTGTTGTTCTTATCCTACCGTGACTACCTTAATGCTTGTGCTCTTGTACTACCGTAACTACATATCGTATTTTTTACCCCCCACCCCCCATCAACAAACGAAGGTGCCGAACCCACTACTACCGTACGCTTCAGATAAAATAGTTATTATTCACCCACTCACTCACTCATCCACTCACTCAACCCATTCACTCACTCCATAAACACAGCCGTCATGTTGTACCCCCACCCGGAGCCAAATACCACTAAATACTAATTTCAAAAAAATAGTAGTAAATTAGTATTTGGAAAAAATTACCAAAAAAATTAGAGATAACTTGACAAAGGGTATAATATAATGTATATTTAACCCATAAGACATTCTCACTTACACGTAACAAACCGAGGAGGAGAAGCATGACAGAGACATTGACTCAACCAACAACCGCGCTGAACAAGGCAGAGGATTTACACGACTATCCTTTCCTGGTCAAAACTTTAGTGACGTTCACTATGACAAACGCGCAGGGGATCGAAGAGAAAAAGAAAGACGAAGTAGTATTTAAGTTAGATGCTGCTTCGGCGCGCATGCCGTGGTATGTTTTGCGCAATTACTCCGTACCAAAATTTCTTACCAAAAAGTACGGACCGTTTGAAGTTGCTTGGCAACGCATTTACGAAATCAAAATCCTCAAACTTATCAACCGTCAGAACCCAGAAAGTATCGAAGAGATCCCGCTAAGGGTAATGACACTCTCACAGTTAAGTTCCTATGTTGAGAGATGGGAACTGGGTGTACCGGTAAAAGAGTTTTATTCAGTTGAGAAGGCGAGAGAGATGGTTGCCTTACGTCAACAGGATGAGAAGGGTTATGAGAAACATCTTGCTGAGTATCGTGAAGGCAAACTAAGATCGTTCCCTGAACTTGACAATATGAGAGGGGATAAAGAAGTAGCGACGGCGGATACCGCAGAGTTCGAGAAATTGGAAAGCCAGGTGCCGGCACCTGAAGCGAAAAAGAAAGTTGAGCCTTCAGCGGTAGTTGCGCCTGAAGAGTTCCCGGACACAGGGGACCAGCCGGCGGCGGTGGGCAATCCGTTCGCGGGAGTGTAACTTAAAATGACAGACCCTTTCGCACCAGCAGTGATAGAGAAAAAAGAACTGACTGATAAAGATATTTACTACAACGAGATAGACGAACGTGGGAACGTAGGTAAATATAAAATCGAGTCGGGTGTTCCCGTGAAGGTAGCGGATCTGGGGAACATAAAGGCGTTCTATAACCGCGCGTTAGCGAGAGCGGCGTTAATGACTACAGAAGATGTGATGGAGTTAGATAAAGGGGAATTAACGCATCTGGAACTTGCGGCGATAGCGTTAGCGGGGAATGCGGCGGCGGGAGATTTGAAAGCGACACAAGAGTTATCCGATAGACTTGTGGGTAAAGCGAAACTAATATCCGAGTCTACTAATCTCAACGTCACGATAGATGACATCTTGAATGGCGTTGAGGCGAAAGGCGCGGTAATAGAAGGAGAAAAATAATGACGGTACAGAAGAAAGGTGATTGTGGAAAACAACCTCTTGTGGGCAAACCCGGAGATCCTAAACCCGCCCGTGGTGGTGGCGGTAATCGGACAATATCTGGGCAAGGTCTTGGCGGGCGCAGGCCGGCGGGCAGAGGCCGCAAATAGATGTCTGATGCGAAACTGAAGATCGATCATTTGAGGACTGCTCTTCCGGAGTATGCGGAAAAGTTTATTCGTATCCGGCCTAAGTACGGCGGGAAAGCGATACCTTTGGTCTTCAACGAAGCGCAGATGATGTTACACCATTTCATAGAGGACATCAAGAATGCGGGCCAACTCGTAAGAGTGTGCGTTGTCAAAGGAAGGCAACAAGGCGTGTCTACTTACACTGCCGCTCGCTTCTTGCACCAAGCTACAATGAACCTGGGCGTAAGTGTTTTCATACTGGCCCACATTTCTAAGAGTACCGATTATTTATTTGATATGGTAAAGAGAATGTATACAAACCTACCTGATCCCCTGCGTCCCAGCATCGAACGCTCCAACAAAAAAGAATTAAAATTTGGGCGTATAGACTCCGAATACGGTCTGGGTACCGCAGGGGCTCAGGATGTTGGTCGTGGTATGAACCCGCATCTTTTACATTTATCAGAAGCGGCGTTTTATGGCAATACCGACGATCTATCTACCGGGCTGATGCAGGGAGTAGCAACTGATCTCAAAACTGAAATTATTATGGAGTCCACCGCGAATGGTGTGAATAACATGTTTTATAATTTGTGCATGAAGGGCACTGATCCTAATGCACTCACGCGATACAAAACACTTTTTATACCCTGGTATATTCAGAAGGAATACCAGGAAACTCCCCCGGCCCGATTTAAGCCTAACTCCAGAGAACTGGAATTGATGGAGATATACAATCTCTCCCTCGCCCAGATCTTCTGGCGCCGGCGTAAATTGGAGGATGAGTATAATAATGACTTATGGAAATTTTTGCAAGAATACCCGTGCTGCCTCGCGGAAGCGTTCCAGTCAACGGGAAACACACTTCTTAAACCGGAGTTGGTCGAGACTGCGCGAAAGTGTACTGCGTATCTTGACGCTATGGCTCCGATGGTTATGGGAGTGGATGGGAGTGGAGAAGGTGCTGACCGCACTGTCCTCACTGTCAGACAAGGACGACGTATAGTTGAATATCAAGTTTATGACGAACCCGTGAAACCCATGCGCCTGGCGGGCATTGTTGCCCAAAAGATAGATAGTCTGGGTCTTGACATGGTTTTCCTTGATGTAGCGTACGGCTACGGGTGTCGTGATAGGCTGGCTGAGATGGGGTATGGCTCTAAAACCATGGCAATACACTTCGGCTCAACCCCTCTCATGCCTGAATTGTATAAAAATAAAAGAGCGCAGATGTATGGGTTTATGAAAGATTGGTTTGGTGAAGGTGGTGTCAGTATACCAGACGAAGACGTCTTCGTAAGAGACTTGTTGATGATCCCAGGATTTGAGATGACAACATCCCGTGGGTTACTGGCGCTGCCTTCAAAAGAACTGATCAAGAAAGATAACGACGGGATCTCACCGGACATAGCGGACTCAGTAGCGTTGACGTTTGCGTTCCCGGTGCGGGCCCGGACGGCTACCAGTTTGAGAGTAGTGGAGCCGGCAGTGGTACGGGCGCGTAGCCCTTTCAAGTCCAGACGGTTAGCGCAGTCGTTTGTCAAAAAGGAAAAGACAAGCGAACTATTTATAAAGAATTAAAATGAATGATTTAGTAAAAAAGACAGAACCGACGCAGGTACAGAAACAACAGAAGTTTCGGAAAGATATGGGACTTTTTGAAAAGGCGTTATCTAATTTACCTGGCGCAAAGTTTGGGGACGCGGGCGCGCCGTTGAAACATACTTTTGTTCCTGGTGCGTATATCCGGGAGATAACGATGCCGGCGGGGCTGATACTTACATCGAAGATCCATAAAGTAGAACATCCTTATTTTGTGTTACGAGGTAAATGTGAAGTGGTTACTGAAGAAGGTAAAGTATTGATAGAGGCCCCATATTGGGGGATCACTAAAGCGGGAACTAAAAGAGCGTTACATATTATAGAGGAAACTGTTTGGTGCACTGTTCATTCAAATCCATCAAACACACAAGATCTTAAAGAGATAGAAAAAGATGTAATTGCTAATTCTTTTGTTGATTTACAGAAGTTCAAAGTGTTAAAGGATAGTGAAAAGCATAGCGGAATATATGTTATTTGTAATACAACCAATGAAAAAATATATATTGGCAGTACCAATAACACAAAAAATAGATGGAAAGTACACAAGCATAGACTTCGTAAAAATATACATGCTAATCAGAAGTTGCAGAATGCTTGGAATAAATATGGAGAAGAGGCTTTTTCGTTTAAGTTGATCCAGAATATCGAGAAGGAAGAAGATCTGATTGAATATGAACAATTTTGGATGGATACAACAAATCCTTTTTATAATATTTGTCGTGTCGCAGGGAGAACTTCAGGAGTAAAACAGTCTAAGGAGCAGAAGGAAGCAACAGCAAAAAGAATGCTTGGGAATAAATATGCTGCTGGTAGCAAGACCATACATACACAAGAAACTAAAGACAAGATAGCAAAATCTCTCAAAGGCAAAAAGCATTCTAAAGAGTCGTACAAGAGACAAGCTGATAAGATTCGGGGGAGAAAGCATACAGATGTGGCCAAAAAGAATATGAGTGAAGCTCGAAAGAGATTCATAAAAAATAATCCAGAGGACAATACTTGTTTTAAGAAAAAACAGGTGGCAAACTGATTTGAAAAAAGTAGAGGAAGAGATAATAGCAACCAACTTTGATATGTTGGAAGAGGGAGTAAATTCTGATGGATAAAAAAACTCGTACTCCTTGGAATGCAGGAAAAAATAGTTCTCGGTATAAACATGGGCTGTATAGTAAGTATGCTTTTCCTGAAGATAGATTGGGTAGGCTCAGTCAATACAGAAAGGCGTATAGACATAGAAAAGGTATTAGTAAACTTTATATGGAGGAATATGTAAAGACGCCAGAGGAAAAGAAGGAAAATAAAAGAATACATAGAAAGATTCGTAAGTACAGACAGTCCGGCGCTGGCGTTTTAACAAAGAAAATTATTCAATTGGTTTACGAAGATAACATAAAGAAATATGGAACCCTTACATGTTATATTTGTTTAGAAAACATTGAGTTTGGAGAAGATAATTTAGAGCATAAAGTTCCACTATTTCGTGGGGGGACTAATGAGTATCATAATCTTGGGGTAGCTTGCCAGTCGTATAATTTTAAGAAAAGCACGAAAACGTATGAGGAATATATGGCAATACAAAATAAGGAGTAAATTATGTCATGGATGGTAGTAGGAATAGCTTTTGTTGCGGCGTACGCTGGGATTTCAGCGTATAGTTCTTACCAAAGTACGCAGAGCGCAAAGAGACAGAACTCAATGCAGTTGGATGACCAGAGAAGAGAAGACCAGCGTTTAGCAGCAGATCAGGCGTCGGCGGGTCTTGCGGACGAAGCAGCACAGACGGCAGCGAAAAAGCGAGCGTACCGGTCGGGTGTTATGTTTACGAGTCCTACTGGGCTAGAAAACCAAGGGAACACTTCCTCGGCAAAGTTACGTTAGTTGTTCAAAAATGTAATTTAGAAAGAGGTAACAACGAGGACAGGTGAAGGTAATGGCAAACGCAAAAATGGCGGGTGGTACTAAGTTAGAAAAACTTAAACGCGCGCGTACAGGTTATCAGACAGCCAAAGTCAATTTCAATAACCAGTATGCCGCGTTGAGTCAATATTTTTATCAGATAAAAGTTGATCAACAGGTATACACGCCCCAGGTAATACAGGGGCAGTTTGAGAACGACGGGAATATCAATGATAATATTGGTAGTAAATGCGCACGGCTTATGGCCTCAGCGTTGATGGGAATGATCTGGAAAAATGAAAGAGGTACTTTTAGAATTATTCCGGCTAAACATCTTGAGAATAATGAAGCGTCCATAAAATATTTTGATCGTATTACTAATGATCTGGCGATGTTTATGGAACGGCCTAAATCCAGGCTTACTACTTCTTTATTCAAGACGATACTTGAGTCAGTGATATATGGTACTTCTGGATTGGTAGTGGGTAGTGGTGGGTATGCTAATCCGTTGAAATACTATAACAAGTCTATCTTGTCTTTTTATATTGGATATGACAAAGAAGGCGAGATAACTGAGTTGTTTATTGACTACAACTATTCTGCGGAAGAGTTGTGGGACCGTTATGGTGAAGCAGCGGGAAGTCAGGTCGCACAGTGTATCCAGAGTAATGATCATCTTACTCGGTTTGTTATGACTGAAGCTATCCGGCCGCGGACAGCAGCGGAGACCAAAAACAAAGCCGGGAAATTGGGGATGCCTTATTCAGCAGATAGGTTTATGCCTAATCAGAATATTTATTTGGAAGATGGTGGGTATGAGTCTTTACCACTTAAAGTTCTGTTTCACGATAAACTGGAATATGAATCTTATGGTAGAGGTCCCGGGATGGAAGCGTTGCCTACGGTTGTGCAGACCAATGTTTCTACAGAGATTTTGGAAGTGGGTGGGGAACTTACTGCCCAGCCGGCTCTTGGTATGTTTGATAATGGATCCTTGGCCGGACTGGCAGTGGATCTTTCCGCGGGCGCGTTGAATGTATTTAACGTCGCGGGTACTGTACCTACAGACAAACCTATCTTTCCGTTGTTTGAGATTGGGGACCTTCGGGTTATTTTCGAGTTGCGTAAAGAATTTAAGGGAGAAGTGGCGGAGTATTTTCTTCTTGATAAACTTTATGATCTCCAAACAAAACAACGTATGACTCTTGGGGAAGCGTTGATGAGAGAACAGATCCGGTCGGATGCGTTGTCTCCTATATTTTCCCAGCAGATGTCCTTTCTGGTAGAGGTTTTGGATAGGTCGGTAGACATAACGTATGGCATGGGATTATTGGGAGTGCCAGATCCGAGCGATGAGAATGATCCAGTAGTAGTAGAACTTCGTCTCCAGGGGATAACGCCCCATCAGATTCCAGCGGCGATATTGGAAGCGCAGATGGGCGGTCTTGATTGGTACGAAATACAGTTTATTTCTCCGGCGGCCAGGATAATGAATAACGAGGAATTACAAAGCACTCTTAAATTCATATCTGTTATGGGGGAAGCTGGAGCTCTTAGTCCTGAGTTTGTAGATGTTATTGATCCGGATGGTACCGCAGAGAAATTGAAAAGGCTAACGGCTACTGATTCGATCGTGACTCGTTCGATGGCGGAGAGAAAAACTATCCGCAAAGGCAGAGCTCAGATGCAAATGGAAATGGCTAAGGTAGAGGCGCAGGCTAAGATGGCTGCGGCTAATCAGGCAAACGCCCAAGCGGCGGCTGCACGGTCGGGGGCAGTTAGGAACATGGCAGAGATGGGAGGCGAGTAGTATGGAGGATAGAAAAGTATTTAGCCGGGAAAGTTTGAAGAAGAGGCAAGACGAAGCACAAGCTGATTATGACAAAAGAGTTCTGGAATTGAGACAGTCATTAGAAGCGGTTGCTTCAACTCCAAGTGGTGAGAAATTTCTTCAGTATCTTTATCTTCTGTGCGGGGGAGACTCTTCTTCTATTCGGAGAGACAAAGTGGGTGACATTTCCCCGGAAGAGATTTTGCTTGTGCTCGGCGCTAAAGGGGTATGGGAAACAGTACGAGCTAATCTTCCTTCGGCTATGATCCAGAAGGTAGAAAAACATTTATGGGAAAAATAACAAACATCAAACGAAAAAAGGAGACAACATGACAACAGTAGCAGCGACAT